ATGTCAGGGTCATGCACGATGTCAGCCAGCGCCGTTACTGCTGGTGTGACGAGTTCCAGTTCGCGGACTCGCGCTTCAAGGGTTGCGATGCGCTGGTCCTTTTCCGTCGTCGCCTCACGGAACTGTTGCTCCAGAGCCTGTCGCGCTTCTTGGTATTTTCCTTGTGATTCAAGCTGCTGTTGCTCGTGGTTGCGCTTGAACTCCAATAGCTCATTGACATCAACACCATCAGGCAACGCTGGCGCTTTCTTGGCAGCGCGTAACTCAGCGATCAGCTCTTTATTCTTGCGCTCAAGCGCCTCGACACTGCGTTGCAGCGCTTCGGTGTCACCAGTGGCCGCAGGCTCCTGGATCTGGTTTTCATCAGACATGCGTATCCCGCAGGGATAAAGTGCGCGTTAATTCTACCATCCAATGGTAAGCTTATTTTGCTCTTGAGCTAAACGATGAAGATTCTACGCAGCAATGAAAACGGCGTAACGTTGCGGGATTTGCGCAATGCCATGCAAGGCATGATCGACATCGACGAAGATGGCGCCGAGGCGATGCTTTATGCCGCCGTAGGCAACTTGCATGTATCGGCAGTTACCGCTGTTGCAAAAGACGAAGATGGAGATTTGATATTGATTTCAGCCGCTGCCGAAAATTTGATGAAAGATCTCGGTAGCTGGGATGACTTTATCCGAGACTAGCCATCCGCCTTGCGGCCTTGTTGCCCTTGCCGGTCTTTGTTTGTTTTGCGGTTTGCTGTGCTCTTACATAGCTCCGCGCCGCTGAGCTTACCTTGCGCCCCGCAAGGGTGTCCTGGCTGACTTTTTTGACCAATGCTTGCTTGCGCTCGGCTATCGACGGCTTAGTTTTAGTTTTTACTGCACTCCGCTTTGTTCCGGTGCTGGTTGCTTTGTAGTAATCTCGCGCGCGTTGCGCCGTAGCTTTACTTTTTGCCGCTTTGTTGCCGCCGCCAGCCTTAAGCTCCTTTGATGCCTTGCGCTCTACTGCTTGCGCACGACCGCGTGCACTTGTGGTTTTAGGAGCGCCACCTTTCCTGCCGCCGCCGCCGCCGCCGCCGCCGGCGAATCTTCCTTTTGAATCTCGCCGTTGTGCCATGGTTCCGTGTCGGTTACTAGCAGTCTACTGAGCTACCACTTCACCTTGTCAGCCCAAAACGCCGGAGACATCTTGCCGCGAGCAATGTTGCTGGCATGCCTTGCCTTGAATGATGCCCGCCTGGCTTTATCTGCTGCTGACTCGTTTTTGCGTGGCGGGCTGCCGCTGACATCCTGCTGACCAAACCGGATCAGTTTGATGGTCTCGCCTTCCTTGGCCAGCACCGCATGGGATTTGGTCGGATGATTTGGCGTCCGCTTGGGTCTGTTGTAACCCTCAAACTGCTCGCCGCGATAGGTAATCATCGCCGTGGTGCAGGCTTCAGCTCTGATTGCTTTTTGATGACCGCGTTGCCGGTTGACTCGGATTTGATCCGAACGATCGGATCATCCATGCTGCCGACACGGGTAGCGCTACCGCCACCTTGCGTTGGTATCGTCGCACGTTCACCACCAATGCTGGTGATCACGCCAAACGTGCGCGCGCCTTGGTAGCTCCAGCTAACCCGGTCGCCGCGTTTCATTTCTTCTTGCCTCCCTTCTTAGGCATGGGCTTTTGCGGCTTGGCTGGTCCGGTGTATTTAGGCATCACTTCTTGCCTTTGGGCTTGCGGGCTTTACCGGCTTCAGATAGAGCAATGGCTATTGCCTGCTTGCGGCTTTTGACCTTTGGTCCCTTGCCGGGGCCTGGCTTGCCGCTTTGCAGTGTTCCCCGCTTGAACTCGCCCATCACCTTGGCGACTTTCTTGTCCGCCTTGGTCGGCTTCTTTGCCATGCCGCCATTCCTCAATACCTGCCAGCAGGCTAGCGCCGTCTGCTGTTGCCCATCCTTTGTCGGTGTAGATCGCTGGCACCCATGCCTCACCGGCTAATGCTTCAACAGGATCTGAGCTGACCGTAAACAGTCCCTCGTTGCGAAAGTGCCGCAGGTTAGGCAGGTCCATATCGTTTGCGGAGTTGCTCTAAGGTTAACTCTGACCCGTCATCGCGTACCAGCTTGGCGATGGCGTCGCGTGGGCCGTATTTCTTGGCAAGCCGGTTGAAGTATGCAACCTTGCCAGGGCCAAGCGCATCAGCCTGCACGCTGCGTGGCTGCTTAGATAGCCACTCGCCGTAGCTCTGGTTGATCGGCACCTGGCCATCCTTGCTGGCGCGGGTTGCAGTGGTGGATGGCGGCAGGATGCCTGGATCGATAACTGGCACGGTCGTGCTGCGGCAGTTATGGGTTAGGATGCCATCGGCCCAGTAGGTGCCGCTCTCCGTTTCAAAGTTGTAGACATGGCCGCTAAATGGTTCCCGCCCAACCCAAAGGACATCGACCTGATCATTGCCGCCTATGACGACGGCATCGGGGTTCGTGGCATTGCCGATCAATTCAATGTCTCGCCACGTCCCATAGAGCGCCTCATTATGGAATCCGGGCGCAAGCTCAGGAACAGAAGCGAGCAACAATCCGCCCGCATGGGTCGCGCTACCCCCGCCGAGCGCAAGGCATTGGCGGCTGCCGCTCATGCCGCCAAGCGTGGCCGCCCCAACAGCGAATCCGCGCAAATCAAAATGGCCGCCGCTCGCTGCCGCAGGATTGGCCCCTTGGAATCCACGATTCAGCAAAGTCTTGAGCAAGCCGGGATTGACTGTGAGCAGCAGTTCCCGATCGGCAAGTACAACTGCGACTTGCTTTGCAAGATTGACCCCTGGGCCGCCACTCCAAGCGTCGCCGTGGAAGTCTGGGGCGGTGGTTGGCACCTCCACGGCAAACACCGTGCTCGATTTCCTGAACGCACCAAATACATCCTCAGCAGTGGCTACAGCATCGCCTTCTTGGCAATCATGAACGAGTTCGCTTGGAATGATCGAGCGGCTGAAAACTTGATCACCCACATTGATGCTTTGAGCAGGCTGCCAGCCGGCACTTGTCAGTATCGGATGATTTGGGGTGACTCTGACTATGTGACCATCGGCAGTTTTGATGACGTAGAGAAAGCCCTCATAACGCCGACGGTAAGCCGCCGCGATGCCGCCACTGGTCGCTACGAGCGCATCGCCAGGTAAGCAGTTGAAATGCTGCGGCGGCATCGGGCCTTTGCCATACGCAAATTCCTTGCCGTCAAGCGCTCGGCAGATCGCGCTGGTGCGAGTGTCGAGGGTAGCAACGTACCTGTAGCGCGGCGTAATGTCTTGGTTGGCCTCGTAGACCTGCTGGCTGGCGGTGTTGGCCACCTGGTTAATGCTGGTGCGTATCAGGGCGACGACTTGATTGTCTGCTACTGCTGTTGCCTGCCCGCCTGCAGCGATGAGCTGTCTAACGGTCTTGGCTTCCTCGCCAAATTGCAGACTGCCAATCAGCCGTTTGGCAATGGCAGGCGTCGGCTCGCCAGTCAGCAGTCCCTGCCGCACCACCTGGCTGAACCGCTCGGCCTGATCGACAGCAATGCCACGGAACGCCTTGGTGACTACCTCGCCATTAGGCAGAGTGATGGTGGCGCCCTGCGCAGCGGTCAGATTAAACGTGGCCGGGGCGCCTTGCACTGCGGCAAACAGGTCATCACTCAGCGCCACTACGTTGAGCTGTGTCGGGTCGGTGGTAACAACCGACTGTGCAAACTGCGGGCTGATCTCCACGGTGTTGACCGCATCCCGTGCGCCAGCCGGTAACGCCTTGCGAAGCTGATCGGTTACGAACTCAGATTGCAGCTGCGCGATGCCCTGCAGCTCAGCCGCTGTGATCTCCGTTGCATCGCCCGCCCAAGTGCCGAGACTGTCCTTTAACTGCGCAAGGATGGCCCGCAGCCTGGCGGCCTTCACAGGTGCAGCAAGCTCATCGATGGTCCGCAGTTGATTAACTGCATCAATGATGATGTCGTTGTAGGCGTTGATAATGCGCCGCGCAACGCTATTGCTGTACCTGTTCAGGTCGATGGCGTTACGATATAGCGCTTCTGGTGTGCTCACTGTCCATCAGACGGTAGATCAAGCCCCGCATTGGATGTAGCATCCAGCTCTTCGTCTACGTCAAAGTTATCGCCTAGTACATCGCCTTCAGCCAGCTCACGCAGCAGGGTTTCCTGGCTGATGGTGCCAGCGGTGTAAAGCGATAGCAGCGCAGTAATGTCCTGCGGCTCAAGGCGTGCGCCGAGGAAGTCACGGTTGACATAGCTGCTACCGGCAGCAGTTGCATTGCCGAGGTACTGCGCATGAAACTGCAGGCAGTTGTCAATCATGTCTTGCATATTTTGCGCAATCACCATCATGGTGCTATCGCCCTGGCTGCGATCAATGCGCTTTGCCTCAGCTGTCTCGGCGCTCAGCTTCTGACCTAGCACTGCGGACAGTCCTAGCTCATTGATCTGCAGCGCAAGCTGCTCAAGCCTGCGGAATTGCGCGTCAAAGCTGCGACCGGCTGGCTCGATGTACTCGGCGCGGCCTTCAGCTGGAAATGCGATTGCTTCGCCGGGTCCGGCTGATACCTCTTCGGCTGCTGACGGGAACCCGTAGAACGCCAGCATCGGTACCGCCGAGATGTGCAGTTGGTTGTCAAGGTCCGACTGCACCTGATAGGTCTTGAGGTTCAGCTCTGCAATGTCTTCCAGCGGCGGGCGGGATTCCATGAAGTCATGGCGCTGCGCATAGGCAATGGTGAACGGGATCTCGCTAAGGCTGGTGCGGCCTTCATCAACGACGGTGAACTCACCGCTGTCGGCCTTGCGATGGATGCTGTACTCGCCAGGCGTCAGCACACGAACCTGCTCGACGGCCTTCTCGCCAAACTCACCATCTGGCACCGTGACCACTTCCGCCAGCCGCAGCTGAGTGAGCACCTGCCTGCCTTCTTGCGTCTCGGTGCGCCAGCCAAGGATCTGCCGGGGTGTGTATGTCACCCAGTAGGGCCTGCCGCCATCAGACGGGGCATCTACCAACGTACCAATGTGGCCATATCGCACCATCTTGCGGGCTGCCTCATAGGTCCACACGTTGAGGTCGTTGCCTTGCAGGTCTACGTCAAATAGCTGCTCACGGATAATGTCAGCGGTGTCATCCAGCCTCACTGGCTTGCGGGTGAGCATGCCCGCCAGCATGCGCTCAAGGCGGATGTAGTACGGCGGGCACACGCTACGGGACAGGCGGTTGTCGTAGGACTCATCCAGTTCGCGGGGCTCCTGCGGCAAATAGCGGCGATGCTTCTTGCGCATCCAATAGGTGCCCTGCAGCAGATCTTCAATCAGCAGCCAATGCGGCTCCTGCGCATACCAATTCGTATTCGGGTCGTTGACCTTTGCTACGGTGCGCTGCGCTAGCGGCCGGTCATAGAAGTTGTAACCGCTATACACGAGCGCTAGCTGCTGAGAATGCCATCAGTTTACGGCTTTAGTCATTGATGGCCTGTCTAGTAAAGCCTGATGCCAGTGCTGCGGCCAGCGCCAGCATGCAACGGGTTGAACTCACGCCACACCAGGTAGCCGAGCGCGTCGTTCATGTGATCAAACCCTGCATCCTTGTCGGGTTCGCCCTTGTCGCTGTAGCACTGCAGCTCTAGGCATTCGATCACGCGGCGGCAACCCTGCGCCACCTGCAGCCGCACCTGCCCTTTGCCGTTCTCCAGCAGCGCCTGCACAGCTGATACACGATCACGCACTGGCGGGTTGCTGCGTGGTGACTGATTCGACATGCCGTAGGACTCCAGGATCTGGATGTCGGTCTGGCTGGCGTTGGTGCTGCGGCTGCCGCCGCTGGCGTCTGGGTAGATGTAGATCTGCTGCTGCGGGTGCCGCCTGCGGATCTCCCGGGCCAGAGCGTCGGTGTCGTGCGCACCGGCGATCTCGTCGATCACCAGCAGGCCATTGCCAAGCCGCACGGCGATCACGGCAGACATGTTGCCCACGTTGAAGTCGATGCCAACACGGATCGGCTCGCGGGTGGTGTCCGGCACTGTGGCGGTGACATGCTTTGCCCGGTCAAAGCGGTCGTACACCTGCCCAGTTGTCAGGTTGACGAACTCGCCATCTAGGTATGCCCGTAGCAGGCTCGGGTCGTAGTTCGCCTGCAGCCGTTCGATGAAGTCAGGCGGCAGGTGTGGGTTATCTGCCGTGCGCATTTTGATTAGCTGCCGGTCTGGCCGCTGTTTGGCATCATCGCTGCCGAACGTGTTCCACATCCACCGAAAGCCTTCTGGCGTTGATGCCGCGCCAAACTGCCGCACATTGCCCGAGCGCAAACGACCGAGGATCTTAGGGAATGCCTTGTTAGCAATGCTTGGCGTTACGGTGTCGATCTCATCGGCCAGCACCCATGCAAGGTTTAGGCCGATGATGCGGCTCCAGTTCTCAAAGCTGCGGCACAGGATCTTGGTATCACCGCCTGGCAGGTGCAACATGTACTCCGGCAGCGGGCTAGCGCGGAAGGTGTACAGGATGTCGTACGCCTCTAGGAATGCCTCAAAATCCGTCTGCCAGATGTCCCGAATCAGCGGGCCTGTCGGCTCCATCACGCAGCCGATGAAGCCTTGATTGACCGCGGCCAGCATCACGGCCTTAGCGCATAGCGCTCTGGTCTTGCCAGCGCCATAACCAGCGCTGATGCCAAGGATCTGCGTTGCGGTGTCATCTACGAACGCAAGCTGCCCAGGGTGAAGGTCGCTGCGGATGCGGGTCAGCAGGTCAGCGGTGTCCTCGGGCGTCTGCTGCTGCATGAATGACAGCAGTGGTAC